AAGATGATACAGGAAATTTTTTAAACTTACCATATTTTAATGGTAATAATTCTACAAGATATGCCTTTAATGATAAGGGTGATGCTGTTAATATAGATGATTTTTATTTATTGTATGAAAATAAAAAACAAAAAGATGTTGACACTATAAATGTAGAAAGACCTAAATCAGAATATAACGATGCTCCTCCTTGTATAGAAACTCTTGCACTAAATAAAATAGGAGAAGGTGGTAGAAATAATGCTTTGTTTCATTATGGAACTTATGCAAAATCTAAATGGCCTAGTAATTGGAAATCAAAAATAATTATGTTTAATGCAACAGCAATGGAACAACCATTGTCTGATTCAGAAGTACAGATCATAGTAAATCAACACGATAAAAAAGAATGGGGTTATAAATGTAAAGATGAACCTATGTGTAGTATGTGTGATAAAACTTTATGTCGAACTAGGAAATATGGTATCGGCCAGGAGATTATGTTTCCTGGGCTAACCGACCTCCAGGTTATAGACTTGGAGGACCCTTACTACTACCTAAACGTAGATGGAGAAAGATTATACTTAGAGAATGTTAAATACTTACGACAACAAAGTTTATTTCAAGAAGCATGTATGAAACAATTAAGATTTAGACCACCAACATTGAAAGAAAAAGATTGGGTGGTTATTACAAATTTATTATTAAACAACGCAGAAGTAACAGAACCAGCACAAGGTATGCGTACAGAAGATCAATTACAAAATCATTTAGAAGAATTTTGTCTTAACAGACAAGTATCAACAGATAAAAACGATCTTAAAAAAGGTGGTGTATGGACAGCAGAAGGATCTCATCACTTTGTATTTGATAGATTCTATCATCAGTTTTTAATAAGACGTAGATGGGATGTAGGCTATCAAAGAACAGGGCAGATGTTGAAAGAAAAATGTGGTTGTGAAGATAAAAGATTAGGTAAAGAAAAAATATCTGTATTTATGGTAAAAGAATTTGACAAAAAGAAAGATTCTTACAACGAAAAAATATTAAAAGAGGAGGACCCGTATTGATTGCTAGAATGGATTTATTGGCAATCACAATGTTTACTGCATTGTGGATATACTTACACTTAGGAATATGAAAACAATTGTACTAGGACCACCAGGAACAGGAAAAACAACTACGTTGTTGAATAAAGTAGATGACTATCTAAAACAAACAGATCCAGACAAAGTAGGATACTTTGCATTTACACAGAAAGCTGCATACGAAGCAAGAGACAGAGCAATAAAAAAATTTAATCTTACAGAAGATGATCTTCCATATTTTAGAACACTACACTCACTAGCATTTAGAAAACTAGGATTAAAAAAAGATAACGTAATGCAGAGAAGACACTATGTTGATCTAGGAAAGAAACTTGGTTTTCCAGTAAACTATGCAAAGTATGAAGATGACCATGGTGGTATTTTTACATCTGATAGTGAGTATTTAAGAATAATAAATTTATCAAAACTTAGAAATATTACACCAGAACAACAGTTTGATTTAGCTGAACACAATCAAGATTTAGAAAGAGATAAGCTACGTATTATATCTAATGAGATTGAAAGATATAAAAAAGAATATGGTCTTATAGATTTTAATGACATGATATTAGAGTTTATAAAATCAGATAAGTCACCAAAGTTTGATGTTGTATTTATAGATGAAGCACAAGATCTATCTCTTATGCAATGGGATATGGCAAAAACTATTTGGAATAAAACAGAAGATTCTTTTATAGCAGGTGATGATGACCAAGCTATATTTAGATGGGCTGGTGCAGATGTAGATTCTTTTATAGCACAAAAAGGTTTGATGATGCCATTAACACAATCACACAGAATACCTGCAAAAGTACACAATGTTGCAATGAATATAATAAATAAAATTAAAAACAGAATAGATAAAACATGGAAACCAAAAGTACACGAAGGATCATTATCTAACTACGATGACTTTGAACAAATAGATATGTCATCAGGAGAATGGTTGGTGTTAGCTAGAACTAAATACATGTTAAATGAATTAGAAGAAACATTATATCGTAATGGGTATTACTATAAAAATAGATTTAAAAAAACTAAAGAACAAGAATTACACAATGCAGCTGTTGATTGGGAAAATTTACGTAAAGGTCAACCAATGTCATACAAACAAATAGAAAGAATATATAGTTATATGTCTAATAATTGTGACAAGACTAAATTAAAAGGTATGTTGAAAGAAAGCTATCATGACTTTGAAACATTAAAACAAAGTTATGGTTTAAAAACTAACACTGTTTGGTTTGAAGCTTTTGATGATGCACCTAGTAGAGACATAAATTATTTACGTCAAATGAGAAAGAATGGAGAGAAGCTAAACGAAGGACCAAGAATAACATTATCAACTATTCATGGAGCTAAAGGTGGTGAAGCACAAAACGTAGTGCTGCTTACAGATTTAAGTGAGAACACTATGAAAGCTTATGAAAGAAATGCTGATGATGAGAATAGATTGTTCTATGTTGGTGCAACACGGACCAAGGAACATCTACATATAATATCACCAAAACAAGAATACAAAGGATATAAACTATGAGTAAAGTATGGGACAAGCAACACGGCGGATCACACTATCAAAAATATAAAATTCAACCTAGTAAGTTTGTAGTAGAGAATGAATTGCTATACCCTGAAGGTTGTGCTATAAAATATATTATAAGACACAGAGATAAGGGAAAGAAACAAGATTTATTGAAAGCAATACACTTTATAGAAATGATTATAGAAAGGGATTACAAATGATACAGAAACCTATGTTCAGTCCGCAAGTAGAATGGACACCGCCTGAAACATTTCCTGATCTATCAAAGTATGATGAGATTGCAATTGACTTAGAAACAAAAGACCCAGAGTTAAAACAAATGGGATCTGGCTCTGTAACAAACAGAGGAGAGATTGTTGGTATAGCTGTGGCAGTTGAAGGTTGGTCTGGATACTATCCTATTGCTCATGCTGGTGGTGGTAACATGGATAAGGCAAGAGTATTAAACTGGTTTAAAGATGTATTAAATACACCTGCTATTAAGATATTTCATAATGCTATGTATGATGTGTGCTGGATTAGGTCTATTGGCCTTAAAATCAATGGTACTATTGTAGATACCATGATTGCTGGCTCTCTCGTAGACGAGAACAGGTATAGATACGATTTAGGCTCTATGGGTCGAGATTACGTTGGAAAAGGCAAAAGCGAAGCTGTATTGAAGGAAACTGCTAACCTTTGGGGTATAGATGCTAAGTCTGAGATGTATAAATTGCCAGCGATGTATGTTGGCGAGTATGCTGAAAGAGATGCTGTTGTAACTTTAGATTTGTGGCAGAGAATGAAACAAGAAATACAACATCAAGATATACAATCTATTTTTGATTTAGAGACAGAACTTTTTCCTTGCCTAGTCGATATGCGTTTTTTAGGTGTTCGAGTAAACTTAGAAGCAGCCAACGAATTAAAAAACAAACTATCATCAGAAGAAAAAGAATGCCTACAAAAAGTAAAAATAGAAACAGGAGTAGATACTCAAATATGGGCTGCACGTTCCATTGCGCAAGTCTTTGAAAAACTGCGCCTACCATTTGACCGAACTGAAAAAACAAATTCTCCATCATTTACTAAAAACTTTTTACAAAACCATCCTCACCCGACAGTAAAATTAATTGCTAGAGCTCGTGAAATAAATAAAGCTCATACAACATTTATTGATACCATAATAAAACATACACATAAAGGAAGAATTCATGCTGAAATAAATCAGTTAAGATCTGATTCTGGAGGCACAGTTACTGGTAGATTTAGTTATTCAAATCCTAATCTACAACAGATTCCAGCTAGAAATAAAGAACTAGGACCAGCTATTAGATCATTATTTATACCAGAAGAAGGTTGTACTTGGGGAGTCTTTGACTACTCACAACAAGAACCAAGATTAGTTGTGCATTACGCAGCTTTACAGAGTCTCTATGGAGTGAACGATGTATTGGATGCCTACAATGATTCGAATGTAGACTTTCACCAGATCGTAGCAGACATGGCAGAGATACCTAGATCACAGGCCAAGACTATAAACCTTGGTCTGTTCTATGGTATGGGTAAGAATAAATTACAAGCAGAGCTTGGTGTATCTAAAGACAAAGCTGATAATTTATTTAGACAGTATCATTCACGTGTACCTTTTGTAAAACAACTTATGGATAACGTATCTTCTCGTGCTCAAAACAGAGGACAAATCCGTACATTGTTAGGACGTCTATGTAGGTTTCATCTATGGGAACCTAATCAGTTTGGTATACATAAACCATTGCCTCATGCTGATGCGCTCACGGAACACGGACCAGGAATCAAGAGGGCTTATACATACAAAGCTTTAAATAGATTAATACAAGGATCAGCAGCTGACATGACAAAAAAAGCTATGATTGACTTGTACAAGGAAGGCATCACACCACATATACAAGTACATGATGAACTTGATATATCTGTTGAAAATAGTTTAGAAGCGAATAAAATAAAAGATATTATGGAAGGTGCTGTTGAGTTAGAGGTGCCTAACAAAGTAGACTATGAATCTGGACCCAATTGGGGTACAATTAAATGAGGTTAAAATATGGCTTACTTAAATGCAAATATTCCTGTACAATACGCACAGATAAAAAGAGAATATTTATATGACTTACAAAAACATCATGGAGAAGTTGAAGACTGCATTATCTTTGGTATTAGCTGTATTACAGGTCGCGCTATCTTATGGCATGCTATTATGGAAAACGGTGCAATCTTTTATCGTCTCCCAATTACGGCTTTTATTCAACGTGGTTATGACCCCAAGTCTGTTCCCAATAAGAGACTTGATGAATTGGAGCTTTGGAATTCTTTTAGTTATTATCCTGCTATTACTACTTTTGATATCTTAGCCGGTCAATCAGGTAAATACTTTGGTAAAGATAAAAAAACCTACCATGGCAAATATTTATTTACTATTGATTTTGCACACCCAGAGAGTAATATAGTAGATACAGAACATTCTGAAATACCGCACGAGCATAAGTGCGCACACATAATGGCCCTCGAAGATGGCACGTATGCAGCACAGCCTAACAATAGAATTATTTGGAATTTACCTTCTTTCACTGTGAAAGAAACTAT